ATTCCGCTAATATAACCAACATTAGTAGTAGAAACACCTTGATTAAATTGTAATCTTTGAACCGAATATGAATAACCCGTTTGGTATGCAAGTCCCGTGATTCGTGAAGTACCATTCACGTCAAGTCTAAAGCCTGCGTCTGTGGTGGTGTTGATTAGGACGTTGCCTGTTGATGCAATTCGCATTCTTTCAGTAGTTCCTGTTTGAAATAGTAGTCCTCCGCCATTTAATCCACCAATTCTAGCATTTACGACACTCGTATTTCTTAACTCAAGAAATGGGGATGACGCTGCATTTACACCTATCAATGTAGCAACTATAGCCTCTCCTCCTGAGGATGATTGAACAGTTAATGCTCCTCTAAATATTCCTGTCCCATTCACATCAAGCTTGAAGCCATTGTCGGTTGTTGTTCCGATGAGTAGGTTTGCTGCGCCTGCTCCTGTTCCATCTACTACACATAAGGCAACACCGCTTCTTTGTAATGAAGGGAAAGCAGTTGTACCGCCTCCAAATTGAAGTTGTGTGAAATCTGAATTTGAACTATTTGTGATTCTTAAAACTCCGTTAGAAATGTTTCTGATTTGACTACCCGATGCCCAATAAAGAACCGTGTTTTCAAGTTGTAAATCTCCGTGTACAACTGTTCCTAATCCATTTGTGATTGTTAACGCAGGACTGCCCGAACTATTTTGAACAGTAAAAGCATTTGTTGAACCCGTTGCACCCGCACCTTTAACTCTTGTATTACCATTCACGTCAAGTTTAAACCCTGCATCGGTTGTTGTGCCTATGCCTACATTGCCTGTAGCTCCAAATATGCGCATTCTTTCAGTTCCTTGAGAAAAGAATCCTAACGTATTATTTGTATAGCCTGCACCTACTGTTGCTTTAATTTCTGCAATTGTTGTTGCAGTATTAGTGTTTTTAAATATAATACTCGAATATCCTGAAGCACTAGTTGCTCTACTGTTAAAAAGTAAATTTGTTTGGCCTGTTATGTTTACACCATCTCCATCAATTACAAATCTTTCAGATGGCGAACTCGTGCCAATCCCCAAACGGTTATTCGTATTATCCCAAAACAAGTTTGCACTCTCCTGAACAACGTTACCCGTACCCTCGAATAACACCCGTCCGACTGTACCTGAAGTGATAGCAGTTGTGCCGATGTTCAACTTTGAGGTGTTCATTATCTCTTGCCCCGTAATCTTACGGGAGCCTGTGCCTCCGGCTAGTGACAACTCAAGCAAGTCTGTGCTTGCTAAGTCTCTACCTAACGGTGGTAAGTCAACTATCTTAATACCTGCCATCTAATTAGTCAATTATACGCTCGTCACCGTCGTCTGTGTATCTGTTGATTTCATCGTCTGTAACGCGCTCAAATGGGTATATAGGTGAGATAGGGTTCTCACCCGTCACACCAATCTCATTTACAATCTGAATGCCGTTAGTAATCATCTTACCACAATGCTATGAGGTTCGTCGCTGATGTACCTGTCTTGAATACCTTAATAACCTGAACAGGTAAGAACGTACCACCTAAAATTGCGTTAAATGTGATGTCCTGACCACCTGCTGTGATCACACGAAGCGTACCACCTACACCAATGAACAACACTGCTGCGTTCTTCACTTGGCTTTGTGCGTACACAGTGTAGCTCTCACCTGTTGACAAGAAGATATTTGCGTTGAGCAACAATCTAGTCTCGTCAATAACCTTTGTAACAGTTGCTGCTAGAAGTGTAACGTTGTTGTAAACGATGTCACCTACCTGCACGCCATCAGTTTCAAATGTAGCTGTAGAATCCTCAAGCTCGTTAGCAAGTGTAGTGCCGTTAAGGCCTGCTGCTACAATACCTACGCTTGGGATATCAGCGTTGTCAGTCGATACAATATTCAGACCTACGCTAGTCTGTAATTTTTGATATGCCATCTCTTATAAATTAATAACACAAAGATAGGCAATATTTTAAAAAGAAAAAGCCACCGGTTAAGGTGGCTTTTTTTATAGTAGTAGTTTACTTATTCGTATTTGACCGCTCTAGCCATCTGAACGACTGAGCTGTCTGCAGCGCTTACGAGCTGAATGGTAAATAGTAGGTAGTTGTCCACAGCAGCATTGAATACAACTGATGACTGTGCAAGGTTTTGGAACACTGTGTCAGTAATGCCTGTTGTTGCAGCAGGGAAGATGCTAAGCACGCCTGCATTGATGCGAGCTGTGCGTATACCCTGAGCGTAGTTGTTAGTACCGCCTCCGCCGCCGCTTCCGCTGATGAACGTAGCGATTAGCGTTGCACCGGTAAGGTTGTCGGCTGTGTTGATATATACAGCACAGGTCTGACTGCCTGCGGAGCCTGTCTTTTGGTATCTAGCCATAAACTCAAGCAGCCCATTATTTGAAAATGTGTCTGCAGGAATTAAGATTGACTGAGATACAACACCACTAGTTGTTCCCGTGACAGCTATGCCATCAGCAACCTTTACATCAATAACAGATGGGTTTCCTGCAACATTTGGCGCTACAGTGTCGATGATATCTTGCATGGTGTATGGAGCGCTCTCATTATTTATTAATGATGAGCGACGCTCAACAGTGTTTACTGTAGATGATAAGCCAATAAACTGTGTGTCTGATGGGATAATTGCCATGATTATAAAATATTAAGCGTTGTTCCTGTTGGAACGGTCAATATATAGCCTGTACCCATAGAGAGTGGGCCTGTGTAATTTACTGTTGCATTCTCAGGTAAGGCAATATCTGTATTGATTGCACCTGCGATTGTAAAGCCATTTGCGTAGATTGACTGCCCTGTTGTGTCAGAGGCAATATCCTCAATTGTATAAGGCGCGCTCTCGCCATTAATTTGAGCCGAGCGACGCTCAACAGTCTGATAGGTTGCTGAAAGACCAATGAACTGCGTTCCTGATGGTACTAATGTTGCCATTATTTAGCCTCTAATTGTTCAACTTTAGCAGCTAAGTCTTTGATAGCTTGCACTAATACAGGAATTAATCTTCCGTAAGAAGCTTCCAATTTTTCAGGGTTCTCATCGTAAACCAACTTCAATACGTCAGCTACTTCATACTTATCTTCAAGAGCTTTTAAATCTTGAGCAATAAATCCTGAATCAGCTATGTCATGTTTACCTTCATCGTTACGATCATCCCATACAAACTTGACAGGATTCAATTCTTTTACAAAGTCAAGACCCAAATCAATTGGTGTAACATCCTTCTTGTCACGAGCATCAGATAATGATGTAATAGATGTAACTGCGCAACGAAGTACGTTGTTAGATGAGTTACCTAATGTGATTGAGTTACTTGTAGTTGCAGTAGATACTTGAGAATTACTACCTATAACAATATTATTTTGACCTGTAGTTAAAGTTATAGCTGCTCCTTGACCTACAACAGTGTTGTTACTTCCTGTTGTAATATTTGAAGCTGCAGCTGAACCAACTGCTGTATTATAAATACCATCAGTCCCTAAGCCTACGCAGTCTTGAAGAGCAAATGTACCAACTGCTACGTTACTAGATGCCCATGCAGCTGTAGCTAAAGCACTAACACCTACCGCAACATCAGGGCCTGTGCCATTAAAATTCATTTGACTACCTGCAAATCTACCTACGTAAACACCTGCGACTATGGCAGCGGGAGGATTTTCACCACCTGCTTTTACACTATTACTTAATGTTGATGCTTTAAAAACAGAAGTTCCATTTCCATCAAGAAGTTGAACAAAGTTGTTATCTCCTACTTCAACACCTGTATATCCTAAAGGAGCTACTACGTTTACATTTATCTGACTCATGTCTTATTTTTTTTACAAATATACGGGTTATTTTTGATACGGGAAGAGGCGATTGAGTGCGTCACGACGCTGTTGGCATGGTGTGCAGCTCTCAGTACCCTTCTTTACCTTAGCCACTGCGTCAGCCACCTTCTTGATGCCTGTCACTGTGGTAATCTTCTCAACTGTATCGCCTAACCCGCGACTTCTGCTTGTGAGCTTCATTACTTTTTCTTTTTGTCCATTGTCTTCACAGAGGCGTATGCCTTACCTGTAGACTTTTTGTTCATGGCTTTAGCCTCATCACGACGAGCTTTCAAACCTTGAGTCTTCTTACCATTGCGAGCCGCCATTGACTCGTCCATCTTTGCATTGAATCCTTGCTTTTTCATATTACTTATTTTTTTACGTTACTTACTCTATTTCCCATGCCAACTCTTGACTTCTCTGCCTTCTTGGCTGCAAGCTTGGATGGACTCATTTCTGATCGTGTGACAGGCGTCTTAGCAGACACTCTCTTTGACGGACGGCAGTACTCATTGCTTCCCCCACCACCACAGGCTTTACCTGTTCGTGTATCAACCCACTTCTCTTTCTCCCATCTTTTCAGACTATCTCCCTTCTCAGTCTTCTTTACGTTTCCTGATGCCTTACGGCACTTGGCAATAGCCTGTGAGGCTCTAGCTGAGGGGAACACATCGTATGATGCCTTGACTTTCTTGTAGCAGGCGTCCTTCATTATGTCAAAATTAGTTCTTTTCTAATTGATTTTGCATTCTTATAGAATGTAGAGTTAAAATCAAAATCAGAAAGGAACCAACCTTTGCATGACTTCCTCTCTTTTGAAATTAATCTATTTAAACTATAAACATCTATTCCTGTATGTTTAGATGCTGCTTTAACATCATAAAACTTGACGGGCTCTTCTCCAAATCTTTTAATTGATATTGGCTTATTATAACCATTCAATATGTAATCTGAATCTTTAAATGATTTCTTACCACTTATATTTTGAACTCCTAAAAAATGAGCAGCATCAGCTTGAGATTCAAATTTTAAAACTTCACCTGTGATTGAATTTATTAATTCTACAGATTTACATGAGTTTGTATTTTTGCCTCCAATACCGCCTAGTTTTATATTTAAACAGTTTGGGTCATTTACTAGTTTAGAATCTACTAAATTAGCTTCGTAATCATATGCATCTTCAGAAGAATCAAACTCAATTAATACTTCTCTTTTGAAGTTTTTATATCCGTATTTTATAACAGAATCTATAAATGCAGATTTCACTCCTTTTGACTTTAAAGCAATAGCAGTACCATCACTACAAACACCACAACCTATATATCCATCTGATTTTCTTCTTTCAGAATGAACTCCTATATAATACTTCCCGGTAGGGACACAAGTTGTTTTGTAAATGAAGTATCTCACTATTTCCCTTTTAGGTATTTAGGACTACTAGGAGACCAAAGAGCTTTACAAGCCCAATGACGAGGTGTTAGCTTATCATTTGCGGTATCGCAACTATGTCTTGAACGGAAATTTTTACGGGCTGCAGCCGAATAGTTCGACTTATAGCCCTTTGCGCCAAAATGCAGTAGCTTCTCAGTTCCTCCTGAGCAAGCCTTCACCATCATCTTCTTACCTGCGCGGTCAGAAGGACGTGGGGAGTTGCATTTCATCTTGCTTTTGTCAGCCATGTCTTCCTATTTTGGTCGTTTATAGCCACCGGGCATCTTCATGCCCACTGAACTGCCGAGCTGTGCGAGGCCGCGCTCCGCGTAAGCCGCTGCAATATTGCGCTTTTTGCGTCCCACGTCGTTTTTGACGGCATATTTCGCATCCAAAAGCTTCATTGCCTGCGCGTTCTTCACATTTAGCGCATCTAATGTAGCCTTTAGGTTCTCTGTCTTCTCAGAATACAGAGCTTTTTTGGTTTCGTCTTTCTTATCCTCGGCCATTATTCGTAATTTTACACAACAAATTTAATAAAATTTAATAACATGGATGACTACCTAAAGTATTGGAAGGTCATACGCCAATATGTCAAGATAAAGTATGGCCTAAACCAAGCTGATCTTGATATGATCCTGTTCCTACACTCAGAGGCGTACTTCAATAAGGACAAGTTTGATGAGTTTACCCGCGTAGTTGGATGGGACTCAAAGCGCTTCAAGCGAATGCTCAAAGAGGGATGGCTTGAGTCGTTCCGCAAGACTGACCCACATACAAAAAGGAGAGCCTTATACAAACTCTCCTTCAAAGCTAAGCATCTTGTGACGCTGATCTATAAATACCTAAGTGGTGAACAACTCATCGCAGAGTCCTATGTCAACAACCCACTCCTTCTCAAAAGCAGCAAGCGCTACCGTGATGCTGTCATGAGAGGTGCTGTTGCACAGCTAAACGACTCTATACGACAACAACAACATCTCGCTCGTGAATGATGGTGTACGGCTTGTCGTTGATCACCATCGTGTAGGAATGCCCCTTGTCGTAGTATATCTCGTCACCTGACTTTATGGCAGCCACCTCAGTACCCGCCACAACGACCTTGCCAATCTTGTAGCGAAAGTCATTGGCGTCATGCGCACTCAAGAGGAGGCCTGACTCAGTCTTGACCTCCTTCTCAATTGTCTCAATAATTATATTCTTCCCGATAGCGATCATTGTGCTTGGTATGTTCGCGCCATTGTGATAATAGCGTCAGTTGATAAAATTGTCGTAGCCACACTCACAGCGTTCTGCAGTGCGCTTCTTGTCACCTTGAACGGGTCAATGACACCCATCTGCAATAGGTCACCATACTCACCCGTCTTCACGTTGTAGCCATTGCCGTCCATCAGCAGCATCCCCTCAACCTCGTAGATGTCCTCAAACTTAAGCCCGGCATTCGCCAAGATTTGCTTCGCAGGGGTCTCTAACGCGCGGCATATGATGTTAAATGCCACCTCAAGCTCCGCAGTCTCACTCACCACACCATGCAGGTGTAGCGCCTCGTCAAGAAGTGCCTTGCCACCACCCGGTAGCACACCCTCCTCCAAAGCCGATCGAACCGCACACACAGCATCATCCACCCTGTCGTACAACTCCTTCTGCTCAATGTCAGTCGTGCCACCCACGAAGATGACACCAACACCACCTGTGAGTGATGCAATGCGCGACAGAATAAAGTCCTTCTCATGCTTCTTAGTCGCCTCACCATGCGCAGCCCATAGCTGCTCCACGCGCTCAGCCAATGCCTCCTCGTCAGTACGCACCGGTGAGTTGATGATCACAGTGTTCTGCGAGTCCACAATAACCTTCGCTGCATGACCAAGGTCAGCATATGTCATCAAGCTCAAGTCATCACCTGTCTTCTCACTGAAATACTTGGCACCCACCGCTAGGGCAATGTCACCCATCAGCTCATGCTTCTTGTACCCAAAGTTAGGCGGCTCAATGGCACACACCTTGAGGTTGCCCTTGGCAACGTTCGCGGCTAATGTGTTGATCACCTGTGTAGCACATGGCGCAATAATGAGCAGGCGCTTGCCCTCTTGGATGATTGGCTTGAGCACATTCTCCAACTGCAAGATATTATGGATCTCAGCGTCACACACCAAGACCATCACATCCTCGAACACACACTCATCACGCTTGTGGTCGTTGATGAAGTACGGTGAGTAATACCCACGCTGTACCTTGAACCCATGCGTGCTCTCAGCATATGTCTCACTCGTCTGCGACTTCTCAACAGTGACAATGCCATTGGTGCCAATCTCATTGTACACCCGTGAGATGATACCACCGATAGTCTTGTCATTGTTCGCCGAGATCGTCGCCACGTCGTTGAGCATCTTCTTAGTGACCTTCTTCTTCTTCTTCTTTAAATTCTCCACCACCTCATCAGATATCTCCACCATGTGGCGCAGCACCTGAATGCGGTTTAAGCCCGGAGTAATGAGATCATCACCCGCCTTGACCAAAGCCTCAGTCAGCACAATGGCAGTAGTCGTGCCATCACCCGCGCTCGTCGCAGTGCGGTCAGCCGCCTCCTTCATCATCCTTACAGCTAAGTTCTCAACCGGGTCCAATAAGTCAACAGCCTTCGCGACAGTCACACCATCCTTCGTTACTGTAATACCACTTGTATGATTTGCTGACTCGATCAGCACTGTGTTGCCCCTTGGGCCTAAAGTGCTCTTGACAGCACCTGCAATCTTTGTGATTCCACTGATGAGCTTCTCTCGCCCATCATCCCCGAAACGTATGTCCTTCGGAGAGTAACCTAAGTTCTCAGTCATATACAATTTAATTTAAGTGTCACAAATTTAAACAATAATTGTGATACCAACAAAAAAAGAATGGGGCATCGCTTTCAACTGACACCCCATTTTATACCGACTAAAGTAGAACTCAAATCTACAAACTATTTTTCATTAGACCAAACTAAAAAGTTTACTTTGGATACTTTTTAGGCTGTGCCAATTTTAGGGTTCCCTATATATATATATATTTTATTACCTCCTTTTATTATTTTTTTTAATTATAATTCATTTTTAAAATCGACATTATCGACAAAATATTAATAATCAATAAGTTAAGTAACATTCTAATAGCATTTTTATGTCAATAATCTATCATAATAGTAGTAGTAAGAGTAAAAACCATACTTTTTTCAAAGTTTTTTTTTGGCCATTTTTTAATGACCAAGTGAAAAATTTATTCAAAGTGCATTACTCGTGCATTCAGTTTTAGGGCAAAAAGAAGGGGGATCACTCCCCCATTCCCAACCTTTCTAGTCTAATTAAGACTCATATCCGAGCATCTTCTCGCGCATAGAAGCACGTACATCTGCCTCTACCATCATCTCAATCTTCTGCTCACGCTTCAACATCTTCTTCATCTCCGCAGCGTGCTGAATGCCCGTCATGCCATTTGGCCTCTCGTTAATCAATCGCCCGTTCTTCATAGTTAACCCGGACATGTCTGTGTACTTTTTCATAGTCTTTTTTTACAAAGATAGGCATTTCAGATATATAGGGGTTGAGGGTTATATATAGGTCTGACGAGGTCGACCCCCAATGCGGAAACGGCTTTTTTTTTGGGGGTGGGGGGTGCATTTCGGCGGGCTTTGCCTGATTTTTTTGGCTTTTGGTACAAAGTACAATAAGTACTTATGGTACAAAGTACAATAAGTCCTGCACGCCCGCACACGCACGCGGGCACGCACGTACACGCGCATACGTACACGCGCACACGCACGCACGCGCACACAAGATTGATTTAGTTATTGTAAAAAGTACAATAAGTATTAGTTATTGTATAAAGTACAATAAGCTTAGTGTCATTGTGACACTAAGTAATCTCTTTAGTTATTGTAAAAAGTACAATAAGTAGTTAGTGTCATTCGTACACTAAGGGTTAGTGTCATTTGGACACTAAGTAGGCTCAAAATGAGTAAGTGTCATTTGGACACTAAGTCGTTAACTCCCCCCAAATTGCCCCCATTTAAAAAAATATTCACCCCTTTACAAAAATTTTTTTTAGCGCTACAGCCCTTATAAACACTAAGGTATAACGAAAATTTATGTTAGTCATAAATAATTTTAATGCAAAAAGTTTTTGTCAATCCAAATAGTTGCCGTAGTATTGCACCATGAAACAACGACAGACACACAACGCAACGACACACACACAGACGTCTGTGTATACACGAGACGGGCACGTGCTCACGTTCACGAACACTAAGCGCGTGAAGCATAGCCAAAAAGACACAACGAACGGCGCGAAGCGCGTGCGAGTTGAAAACTACAAAGACATGGCGCTAAATGCAGTTGTGCGCGTAATGGCAAAGAGTGACCGCGCCGAGGCGCAACGCAACGCGAGACGCGCGAAGCGATAGTATTACTTTCTTATTGGATGCGCATTTGTGCGCACGTGGTGACCACACGTAACAACGGACTAAGGCAAAGATAGGTGCATACATACGTGTCAACGTGTGTAGGTGCGCGCTAATTGTGGCGCGTTGCTTAGACCCATTGCGGAGCTTAAACCTATTTAAATTTTTTCAATTATGGCAAAACTTGCTAAAAACGTGGTACGTACCACAAAATTAAGTATTGAATTCGTGCAAGGCGCGAATAAGTTAAACGTTTCGAACGTGGAAATTAATTCAGTCAACATTGGACAAATTGCCGAGACATTGGCGGGCAAAATTTTGACGGCAAGGGCTAATATGAAACGTTACGGCATGAGTGTGAAGGGCTTCAGTTTTAACCGCAAATTTGACGTGGTGTTAAACATTGACGGCTGCGAATCTGTGAACGTGTCCGACCTATTCGCGGGCTTATTTGATGCAAAAATAACTTTACAGGCAAATGAGAAGTCGTTCAAGCGCTTTGCGCACATATTGCACGACATGACATTTTGCGCCATGACATCGGCAAAGAGTGACGTATTAGAGTTAGGCGAATTAAACCCAACTAAATTACTTGCATAGTCATGACAACGGGCGAATTCATCTACCTATCTATGGCATTAAACATAGTGCTATTCATTAAGTATTTACAATATAGACCAAAGAAAAAATGAGCAAAGTATTTAAAAAGTGCAAGACAAAGCAAGACCTTATGCGCGACCCGAGATTAGTTGACGGGGTGCAGTGGTGTCCTTATGACAACTTTTATGAGGGCTATTTGAAGGCAGGTTACCAAGCGTACAATAATGAGCAGCACACTATAATTGAGCAGACCATTGAGCGTTTTTGCGAGGTAATGAATGACGTAACTGAGTGGGCAAATGACCCTGAGCTAACACTAAACTAAAATGAGCAAAGCATTTGAAACATTTGTAGACGACTACAGCCACAACGGCTTTAAGATGTCATTTGAGAACGGCTTTACAATTAGCGTACAATTCAGTAAACACCACAGGTGCGATGCAGGTCAAACCACGGCAGAGGTCGCCATATGGGACGCTGAGAACAATTGGTATCTATATGACGAGGGCACGTGGTATAAACTTCCGCAATACGCCGAGGTAATGAGTTACCAAACTGCCGAACAAGTTGCAAACTTAATTAAACAAACGAGTATAAAATGAAAAAGAACCTAATCCTTATGCTTGCATTGGCGGGCACGTTAGCATTGGCATTGAGCTCATGCGGCAACACAAAATACGTAAACTGCGATGCGTACAAAACGCAGTACAAACCATTGAAAGCTGAGAAGCACAAGCACCACCACCACAATCTTTGCGATGCCTACAATTAGTGAAGTGCACGAGGCATTCGAAACTTGGATAAGTGACGGGAATGTCGTGGAAACAAACGGCTATTGGTCAACGCAAGAAGAACTGTGGTGCAATAAGATTGAGAGCAAGCGTGAGCTATTTATTTACTTTATAAAAGAGTATTACTATGAGTTTATCTGAGGCGTTGGTACATCAGGGCTATGACCCTGACTATGTGCATGAAATTATTAACGACATGAGAGACCGAGTGGTCATCTTATGCGAGTGGCCGGACGACGTGCTACTTGACTATGGGCTAGACCCGAACTTTATTTTCCAACTATTAAATATCAAGCAATGCAGTTACCTGAATTAAGAATCAAGGTCGAGCGCAAGGATGGCGACGGCCAAGTGCACAAAGTGAAGTCAAGCAATGATGCTGCGACTTTCTTCCGTACAATCTTCAATCAAGACACAATCTTGTGGACTGAGGAGAGTGCAATGATCTGTCTGAACCGAGCCAACGAGGTCATCGGCTACTTTAAAGTGAGCAGTGGTGGCACGTCATCCACAATTATGGACGCAAGAGTTATATTCATTGAAGCTTTGAACGCTTGTGCAGACTCAATCATCTTGGCGCACAATCATCCGAGTGGTGCACTTAAACCAAGTGACAATGACATAGAGGTGACAAGAGATTTAGTCAAGGGTGCAAAGCTACTTGGAATGAGAGTGCTTGACCACATTATACTAACAGACAAGAGCCACACGAGTATGGCTGACGAGGGTTACATTTAAAACAAAACAACATGAGCGAACTAATTGATTGGAGGAAACCTAACCTCAATGACTTTGTGCAAATGAAAAGCATAATGGATAGGTACAAAATGAGGCAAGCATTTGTCAGGTACGATATTAGAATTGACAGGTATCTTGTCTTTCAGAGTCACGTTGAGGGTGGTGCTAGCATTACAATTGACGATGTGAATGATGCAATTGGTAAATTAATTGACGTAAAATAAATAATTATGGGAAGATATTATAGCGGAGACATTGAAGGAAAGTTTTGGTTCGGTGTCCAATCAAGTTGTGCAGCTGATAGGTTTGGCGTAAGAGGACAAGAGCCAAGCTACATTGAGTACTACTACGATAGAGATGACTTAGATGAAGTTGAGGCAGAGATAAAAAGAATTGAGGATAAGTTAGGCGATAAGCTTGAGACCCTTGACAAATTCTTTTTGGAACGCTATAGCTATAGTGATGATGAGCTATCTGCAATGGGCATAGATAGTCATGACATCAGTGAGTACGCTGACCTTGGATTAGGTAGGAAGATTAGAGATTGCATTAAAGAAATTGGCGGGTGTTCATTCACAGCTGAATTATAATTAGGTTGGAGGGGTGCGTCTCCGTTACCGCACACTTTTTAAAACAAACAAAATGGAACATTTAAAATTGGCTATTGCCACAATTGAAACGCAACTTGACGAGGTACGCAATGAGCTCAAGCAGTTGGAAGAACAACCAAAACCACAGGTGGAGACACCATGGTATGACTTCACTGACGAGCAGAAAGCACAGTTAGGTGAGATTGTCAACCACTTCATTGATAGCTTGACACGTAACATGAGAAGCACTGAGGTATACCTTCAGGAGGGTAATATTTCGGTCAATGTAGAGGTAGATGTGCAAGAACTTATTGAGGATGCACTACCATATGGTATTAGTGATAAATTTATTGAATACTTAGAAGATGAAATTACTGAGCAACGGGAAGAGCAACGCAAAGATTGCGAAGAATCCAATTAATTCCTACATCATGCACCTATCTCCTTACAAGGAGAATAGTCATGGCAAGAATGTGTGTGGACATGCGAGTAATGGATGTGCTTCGGCCTGCTTAAATACGGCAGGTCGTGGTGCATTCTCAAATGTACGCAATGCAAGGATAAAGAAAACTGACTACTTATTTGACGACATGAATAGCTTCTTAGCTACGTTATCAGGTGAGCTACGCAAGGCCAACAAGAAACCAAGTGCTGTGCGTCTGAATGGTACGAGTGACCTTGACTTCATATCTCTACTCCGAGTGAAGCTTGGAGTAGATGTCCTTAGTGAGATGCCGAACCTTAAGTTCTATGACTATACCAAGAACCTCAAGCGAGCGCTCAAGTATTTGGGCACTGACTACCATCTAACATTCTCACGATCTGAGAGTAATGATGCTGAGTGCTTAGAGTATTTGCGTGCCGGTGGGCAGGTAGCCGTGGTCTTTGACAAGTTACCTGAGACATGGCATGGGTTCAAAGTTATTGACGGTGATGATGATGACTTGAGGTACTTGGACATGGGCGGTGTCGTCATTGGACTCAAGGCTAAGGGCAAGGCTAAGCATGACACGAGTGGTTTTGTAGTACGAACATGAGACTATATAGGATAAAGTTGTACGTCAACGGGATGTTGACCGAGACCAATGAGGAGGCCTATTGGGCTGACTGTGAGCTGAAGGATAGATACGACAGGCTTATCAATGGCATTAGTGACATTGTGCGCTACGAGTATGAGTTTATTAAACAAATTAAATTACCTAATCTAATATGATACGAGTATTTTTTGAGAGAGGTGGGCACGCTGAGTTAGTCGCTGTGTTCATGGATGAGTACACATACAATGATTGTGTGCCGGCATTAGAGCGCCTATGCAAGGACATGGGCTTTGATAAGTTAACTGAGAGTATTGAGCACTCATTAAAAAGTAGATTATTAATCAGTCAAATAGAAGAGTTATGACAACACAAGAAAAAGTAATCAAATGGTTTTATCTCAAGGAGATACCAACAAGAGTAAACGATGCTGAGATTAGCATCTATGTAGAGGGCTTATCAATGAAGCTCTCGCCATTTCAAGTTAACTATATTGCAGATGAATATGACAAGATGTATGGCCCGAAGACTAACGCACAAGTCATTGAGGACATTAGCGATGCCATTGTGTACATCGAGGGATGCCTTGACCATTGGCATTATGAAAGGGATGAACTTAATGAGTATAGAAGTATGCTCAAAGGATTATCACAAGCAATGAATTTAATTAAACAACTATGACAAAGTATGCAAGACGATGTGATGCCACCGGGCGTGGTATCAACGAAGGGTACGTAGTAGGTGATGGCGAACTATACTTCGCTAGTAAGGATGACTTACTAAGCCACCTAATGGAGCTTGATTGGGAAGATTGCGACGGCAACCATTCAACCGATTGCGAAACCGACGAAGACTTATTCGAGTTCTTTTATAACGAAGAGTACTACTACTACACCGAATGGGAAGAGGTAGATGACGATCTATACTATGACGCTGAAGGAAATGAATATGAATCCTAGGCGATGATAGTGAGAAGAGAGAAAGTAACAATTTAAAACTAACAAAATGGAAAGACCAACAGACGATGCTTTAAAGCTAAAAGTTCAAACCTTAATTGACCGCATTTTATACCTTAATGACTC